GCGGCAGTGCGCCTTCGCCTCGGCCAGCGTGACCGGCTCGACGGCCGGCTCAGTCAGGATCGACAGGCTTCGGTATCGCACGTCGCGTGGTCTTTCGTGGGGTCACGTCGGCCCGTTCCGCGACGGGTTCGACCGCTGCCGTCTCGATCAAGTCCATCTGCGTCTCGCGCTGGGCAATCCCGTCGCGAATCAACCGATGGGCCGTCTCGTCTTCGCACTCGACCACGGTGCCGACCGTGTAGGTCGAGTAGTTGGTCAGTAACTTGATTTTCATGATTGGGGCACGCTCCATGCAGTTTTGGGCTTACCGTTCGCGGTGTAGTCCGAGACGTACTGGAAAACAGGCTTCTGCAAATCTTTGCCCGGCCAGACCGAGACCCACTCGCCGTGACCGATCACGACGCGCGGGGAGACATAGACGCGGTTGCCGCCCTTGCGGAATTGCTTCCACATATGGATGTCCGAGTCAGTTCTGCCGTCTCCGTACTCGCCCTTGTCGTTGGGGATGTCCTGAAACCACGGTTTCGGCGTGCGCTTGAGTGCCTTGGTCGAAATCAACGTGCAGCCGAAATGCGCCGTATCGACTTCTTGCACTGGCTCGGCGAACCACGAAATCGGCAACTCGGTGGCACCGCCCGGTGGCGGGTTGTCGAGCGTGCCGGGAAGCGTGAACATCGGGCGGCCGTCCTCCCTTTTCACCTGAATCGGCGCGAGTGCATCGCACTGAAAAGCCATCGCGAGGGCCACCAACTCCTCAACCGTCTTGCGGTCCCAGAACGAATCCATGTCTGTGCAGAGGATGTACTCCGTCGATTCGGAGAACATTTCAAGCTGGCGCTGCAAAACCTGGCCCCACAGAGCTCCTTGCCCGAGCGTCGGGCGAATGCCTAGCGGCATCAACGCTTGAGCCCAGCCGAAGACGTTGCTCAAGGGACCACGTCCGTGCTGCCGACCTTGACGATCATTCGTTTTCCAGTTTCTATAAAAGAGAAACGGCGGGCACGGCCAATGCCGCACCCGCCGTCTACTGTCTCGTCACTGTCAAGCGAATCAGCCGGAATACTTCGCCAGCACGCCCTTCGCGGAAGCCGTCTCGGGGCCGACCTCGCCCTTGCCCAGCCGCGCCACGATCGTGGTCGCCAGGGCCGTCGCCGGGGTGGCGTCCACCTTGACGTAGCGGCCACGGCCGCGGAGGTCAACGTCGAGCCGCACCACGCTCGGCTGGCTCGTCACAGCCACGCTCGCGGCCGGAACGGCCACGGTGTAGATCGACGTGCCGGCCGTGGTCGTGTCGCCCTGGGAGAGCGTCAGGACGTTCAGGATCGAAGCCGACGTGTTCGCCGGGGTCGCGCTGATCGCCACGATCACGTCGATCGAGGCATAGTCGTAGCCGAGCCGGTCAATCGTCAGCGTCGCCGTAGCAGCCGCCGAGGTCACGGTCGTGCCCACGACGGTCTTGCTGGATTCGAGGAAGTTCACGGGTCAGGATCTCCTAGGAGGTTTTAGGGTCAGGCGGCGAACCGGAGGGCGACAATCGGACCAGCCTTGCTCGCGTCGCCCAGGTCGTGGGCAACCATCGCCACGCGAGCCGTGGCGAACGTGAGGAGCTGGTCGAACTCGATGAACCGGCTGGAGTCAGTCGCCACGCGAATCTCACGGCGAATGCCCATCGTGCAGGCTTGGGACAGATCGCCGAACAGGCAGGCAACCGCGTTGCCGGTGCCCGTCAGGCGGCTCTCGAGGCTATGCACCGTGACCACGGGGTATCCCAAAAAGGTCGCCCCAGCGCCACCGGCCACGTCGGCCTGATTGTTTCCGCCAGCTGCCATCATCAGACGCAGCATCGACGAGCCGTAGCCGGCGGCCGATATGTACCACTTCGCATTTCGCCGACTGTAAACTGGAAGCCGAGCGACCGTGTTGGTGAAGTCGCTGAGGTCGAGCCCGCTCGTGCCGTCGGCACCGAAGGTGTTGTTGCCGGTCGCCGCGTTCACGACGCTCGCGGAGTGCGTGCCGTCGATGATCGCCACCGCGACACCCGTGGTGCCGTGGTAGACCGAGCCCGAGCCCGTGCCGATGAAGCCGGCGTTGTCGAAAGCCTCGGCGTAAGCCTGGGCCACCTCGACCGCCATGGCATCGGCCAGGTCAATCACCGAGTCCTCGACCAGCGACATCGGCACGCGGTTGTCCACGCCCCAGAGCTTCGCCACGAGTTGCACGTTGTCGAACGTCGCGTCACTGGTCGTCGGAGCCGCGTTCTCGCCGATCGGGCGAGCGGTCAGGCCGCCGGTGCGACGAGCGATCAGCAGCGTGTCGCTGTTCATCGTCACGTTGCGGGCGTTGGCCGGATACGCTGAAAATTCCTCTGTCAGACGGATGATCTCCCCGGACAACTCGGGGTTCGTGAGGACACCGCCGAGCGAGTTGATGCCACCGGCCTGGGCGCGGCTCTCGACGCCGTGGTCAGCACACCACCGACGAGCCTCGCTGTCGTTCAAGAGGCTGGCCTTGATCGCCATGCCGGCACGGTAGGCACGCTCCTCGCAGCGGAAGCCACGGAGGGGACGGCTCGACTTGGGGGTCGCAAACACAGTTCGCTTCTCGGCCACGACGGGGGTCTCCTCGGTGGTGGGCTTCTCGACGGCCTTCGCGGGAGCGGCACGCTCCAGAACGCTGCGGAGCTCAAGCTCCTTGGCCTGCACTCGCTGGACGAACTCGATCCGCTCGCGGAGCTTGTCGGCCTTCTGCTCCAGGCTGCGGAGGGAAGCCTCCTGCTCCTCGGTCATCGGCTCGGCCTCGGCACCCTCGGGCGCGTCCTCGGTCATCGCTTCCATTTCGGCGACAACAGCGGTCAACTCATCGAGCAGGGCCTTGAGCTTTTCGACAGCCACGAGCGATCTCCTTGTTTCGGACCGGCGTCGGCCTTGATGCCGTCGCCTACGTTGAAACTAGGAGTCACGCCCCGAAACCGTGCAGTTAGGGACGCACGGCAGTAAACGACTTCCGCCGCACGTCGCGCGAGTGGACGATCTGCTTGTCGGTGGTGCCGCACTGGCCGCACCGCAGATAGCGAGTCTGGTACTCGCCGCTGCGAACGCTCGACGCCACGGCCAGCCGGCCGGCACGGCATCGCGGGCACGAATCGCCACTAGCGGCCATGCTTGCTGAGATACTCGCGGATTTCTGCGGCTCGTGACCGAGCGAGCGCACGCTTGGCACACTCGGATTCACGCTGCTGGCGGAAGGCATTGAACGACCGCTGGGCCACCTTCACGTCGGCGTCGGGGTACGCGGGGAACGTCACCGGGCCAACGTCGAGCAGCGAGTCGATAGCGGTGATCGTCCGCACGCTGCGGCCGTCTTCCTGGCTCCACGACTCGCCGCCGCTCGGGACGGTGAACGAAAACGACGAACCCTTGACGATGCCGGCCCGAATGTTCGAGGCGATGTCTCGCCCATAGGTCGTGTCAGGCACCGGAAACTCGTACCGCAGCCCAACGTCATCGACCGAGAGCTTGAGCGTGCCGGGGTAGCGAGCGAGGGGAAAGTTCGCGTCGTGGTTCCACAGCGCCCGCGTCTCCAGCGGTCGCTTGCGTCCACGCCGCTCGGCCACGATGCCAAAGGCACCGGGGTCCAGCCGCTCCACGAAGTCGCCGAGGTCGAGCGACAATACGCCGAACTTCGCGGCGTAGCCGACAACGTACTCGCGGTCGGCACCGTCTTCGCTGCGGCTCTCGACCGCGAGCAGCGGCACCGCCGACTCCACCTCGTCGATCGCCAGACTTCGTCGCTCGATGTTCATGCTCATGCTCCTGTCGTTCTCATCTGCCGCGTTCATTTGCTCGACCAGTTTGTTGGCCCACGCTTGGCCGGGGTCGCCGCCCCAGAGCTAAAGCGCCCAGGCGATTCGGCCGGCTGATGGAAAGCCGTCCTCGCCTGGGCGGTAGCCCTTTCCTTGCTTGTCGATCTCGTGCCGGTCGAAGTACGCCTTCATGCGGCGAGCTGTTTCGGGCGAGATTTTCACGCCGTTCGACAGGTCGCGAGCGCGAGCCACGCCGACGGCCGTGCCGCCACGGTTGTGCTCGTCACGCCACGCGAGGCCGCGGGCCGCCTCGTCACGCACGCCCGCGGGCGGGGTGAAGTCGATGTGGTCGTACCTAGCTGCCACGCTTCCGCCCCTTCCGCTTCGGCTTGCCGTAGGAGTTCTCCTCGACCGGCGGCGGCTCGGGCAGCGGGTCGATCTTGGTGAGCGTGGCGACCTTGTGCCCGACTTGCGTCTCGGTCGGCCGCCATCCGCCGCTGACCTCTTCGTAGACCGTGATGAGTGCG